AATAGCGCACTCTGTGTTTCTCGCCTGGTCCGATGAGGATCAGGGCAAGGCTCTGGCATGGTCGTTGCAGCAGAGAGGCAGGTGCAAATCCTGTGTTACGTTTGATTGGCAATGGCCGAATGAAGGCGTCGACTCCGACCTTGTCGCAGACACGTATATGTGTTACGGATGTGAACAGATCGAACGCCAAATCGACCGGCAGAAAGACCTCCCGACACAGCACGGCATCAAATTCGGGTTCTTCCCACGTGAGGCTTAGCGAATGACTTCACGCGCCGTGTTCATCGACCTGAAAGCTAGGACGGCACAGTATCAGCGCGCCATGAAAAAGGCTGAGAACGCCACTACCGGTGTCCAAAAATCGTTGGGTCAGATTTTTACTGGTGCCGCGAAGTTGGGGGTGGTGGGTGCCGCAGTCGGTGTCGCAGCTATCGGCGCAGCAGCAATCAAAGTCGGTGTCGAAGCCGCGCAGGCGTTCTCGAAGTTCGAACAGACGATGTCGCGCATCGTCGGACTGGTGGGCATCTCGAAGGATGTTGTCGATGGGTTCTCCGAATCGATCAAGAAGATCTCTGTAGCGACAGCCAGAGGGCCGCAGGAGCTCGCTGAGGCGCTGTTCTTCATCACCTCCGCCGGGTTGGAAGGTAAGGACGCTCTGGATGCCCTGGAGGCCTCTGCGAAGGCCGCAGCGGCCGGTTTGGGGGATACGGCGACGATCGCGGATGTGGTGACATCAGCCGTGAACGCTTACGGGCCTGCGATGGGTGGCGCAGCAGTCGCAACCGACGTGCTTGTAGCTACCGTCCGTGAGGGTAAAGCCGAAGCAGCGTCCCTGTCGTCAGCGATGGGTCGGGTGATTCCAATCGCTTCACAGATGGGTATCAGCTTTGATCAGGTCGGTGCCGCTATCGCAGCGATGACCCGTGTCGGGCTGGATGCCAACGAAGCATCGACCGCCCTGAAGGGCATCATGAACTCGCTGCTGAAACCCACCACTGACGCAGGGAAAGCACTTGACGAAGTCGGCCTGTCTGCGAGAGGTTTGCGTGAGGAGATCCGTGAGAAGGGTCTACTGTCCGCGTTGCAAACGATCACCACCGCGTTTGAGGGTCAGGACGACGCGACCGTTCGTGTGTTCGGGAACGTGCGTGCGCTCACCGGTGTCCTGTCACTGATGGGATCGAACGCCGACGCGACAGCGGAGATCTTCGGTGAGCTTGCAGATTCTACCGGGGCGTTGGACTCTGCGTTCGGGGCTGCTGCTGACACGGGTGCGTTCGCGTTTGAGCAGGCGAGGGTGAGGATAGAGAACGCCATCTTAGAAGTCGGTGAAAAGATTCTGCCGAAGCTCGCTGACGCTGTGGATGATATTGCGCCGTTACTCCCGGATCTGATTGCAGGATTCGGAGACTTGGCGATCGTACTTGTCGATATCGGGTCTGCTGCGATACCGGCCGTGTCTGGTGCGTTGAGAGATCTGCAACGCAACCTTATCGGTGTCAACATTGTGATGCTGAAAACGCAGCGGGTCTCCGAAGACGCTGTTCATGTAATGGATATCCTTTTCGGACCTTGGGCGAACCTCGCTGAAGTGTTCTCCGATGCTGAAGCGAACATGTTGGCGTTCAACGAAGTGCAGATCAAGACTTACAACGCCATGAGCGACGGTGTTGATCCGATGGAGACAGCGAAACTCGCGATGCGTGACTTAGCTGAGACATTCAACGACACACCAGACAATTTGGCTGCGATCCAACGCCAACTCAGTCTCACAAACGACGAATGGGCGATGTCAGCAATTGAGCTTCTGCGCAACGCCGACCTGTACGGCCTGACAGGTTCGGCAGCATCATCGCTGGAGCAATCGACACAGAATGTGCGGACCCAACTGCTACTCCACAATGCTGCGCTGCGTGAGGGTCACACACCGTTAGGACGCACACGGTCAGCTATGGAAGATCTTGAAGACGCAACAGACGGTGCTAGTGGTGCAATGGACGGGTTCGTGTTGCCGCTGAACCTTGTGCGCGACGCGTTGGAGGAGGCTGAGGCTGCAAACCGGTCTCTGGCTGACGCCATGTTGGAGCTCACAAATCCGACGTTCAAAGCGGTGAAGGCAGTCGAGGCGTTGGACAAGGCAGAAGCCGATTTGGAGAAGATACGCAAGACGGCCGGGAAACGTGTCACCGTGGAAGAGGCGGAGGCGATTGCGAGAGCAGAACTTGCTGTGGTTGAGGCGACGTTGAGGGCTCAGGGTGCGTTGGACGCATTCGGGTTCGATCCTGCGAATTTGGAAGCATCTATTGGGATCATCCAAACCGTGTTGGGTAAATCGAGGGAGGAAGCGATCCTCCTTCTCGAAACGCTCGGTGTGTTGGACGGGACACAGATCACGACTGTCGTGGAAGTGAAGACGAGGGTGACAGGACCGTTGAGCCGGTCATTGACGGGTCTAGCAGGTATAGATTTTGTGGTCGGTGAAAAGGCGCATGGCGGTGCTGTGAGCGCAGGGTCGCCGTTCCTTGTCGGAGAGAGAGGCCCGGAACTGTTTGTCCCTGACCGGTCAGGGACGATCGTGCCGAACAATGTTCTGAACCAGTCGTCGCAGCGGTCGGTGACAGTCGAAATCAACGGCGCCGTCTTCGGTTCTGATGTTGATGTGCAGGCAGCGGTGCAGGCCGGTCTGATAGCCGGTGGTGTTACGGAGAGTGTGGAATGGGCTGGGACTACGACTATAAGGTGAACGATTCGCGTGGCGCATCGTCTGGTACTGCGGTGCTGGACCTGTTCACCATGTTCCGTCACCAACCCGAAACCGCTGCAGGATTGCGTGGTAGGAACGCGACGATCCCGTTTAGGCACGGCGAGATAGGTGACATACAGAAGTGGTCACCCGGGTTTGACATTCCAACGGAAGGCGACCTGAGGTTCACAGATTCGGCTGGGGCGGTGACAGACCCGAACGGTAGGCCGGGGCATGTTCATGAAAACTTTCTCCTCTGGAAACAGTTGGTTGTTGGCGGACTATCCCAATTGTGGCTGGGACGTGACGACCCGTCCGCGGGTCTTGTGGAGATCCCTGTAGAAGTGCTGCTCGCACCTGTCACGACGGTGCCGAGGCATAGGGTGTTCACCATGTTCCGGACAAGGTGGCCGTTCTGGTCCGAAGAAACACAGAGAACCGCCATCGCAGTAGCATCGTTCACGTTGGCGGGTACGGCACCTGTCGCCGACGCAGTGTTCAAAATTGTGGGTGGTACGAATGTGAAAGTCACCCACGACCAGACCGGTGACTACATCCAAGTGGAAGGTGCAACACCCGGGGGCGGCATCCTAGTGGACTGCGGGTTGAGACAGTCTACGAACGTGACGGGTGGCGCCTCAGCCGAATTCCAGGTCGAAAAGTCGGTGCCGCATTGGATCGAGATGCAACCCGGTGCGGTGACGTTCACCGTTGCGGGTGGCGGCACTGTCACTGTCGACCTGTATGAGCAGTACCGATGAGTAAATGGTCTGTGGAGGCGTGGGAGATTCCTGGTGCGTCACCGTTCCAACGACGTGTCATGGACGTCCCAGGGCAGGTGGAGTTTACCCAACCGGCGTCAGGGGTAGGACGAATCAACGTTTCTATCCCGGAGGATTGGGGGCGGCTCGACGAAATCTTGGATCCGGCCAACGATGTGGGTTCTTTGCTGCGAGTGATACAAACCGACCGGTCAGGTGACCCGCAGATCAAAGCCGAATATGTGTTACGTCGCACCTCGACGCCACGCAGAGACGCAGGCAACATCGTTCAACTCACTGCACCGTCAATTGAGGACGCCCTGGAGTGGGCGGTCGTGTATCCGCACGACTGGCCTGAGATCCCGTCTGTTGATCCGAATTGGACGTGGGGTTTTGAATCGTTGCTCAACACGCAGAACCAAGGGTTCGAAGAGATTCCGTATTCGCTGATCAACCCTGGTGCTGAGGACGGTACAACGAACGGGTGGCCCACCACCGGGACACGTTCGGAAGCTATCGCACCCGAAACGTTCGAAGCGATCGAGGACGCCGGTGATGCCGACGACGGGGATTGGTATTTCAACATCACCGCCGACATCGGTGAGGGCGTGTTCCAAGATTGGACGAAGCCGCTAGTTGAGGGTGAGACGTATATCGTGTCGTGTCGCCTGTTCGTAGCTACCGGCGACACGACACGCATGGAAGTCACACCGGCCAAATCGGTATCGGTCGGGGGCCTGTTCAACGGTGCCGCGTACGCTGACGCTGTAGGAAACGACGCATATCAGACAGTGACAGTCACGTTCATCGCCGACGCCGGACCGGGAGGCATCTCGGTACTGTCACAGACAGATGGCAACACGTTCCGGTTGGACAAGGTTCGGGCCGAAGGGTTCGGTGTCGGGACCGAAGACTGGGATATCCGTGGCAACGTCGACGTGTTCGCTGTCGTACCGACAACTACGGTGCCTGCACCGCCTGTGGATTCAGGGTCGCACTCTTTGGCGTGGCATCCGAACTCTGGTGTCGCTGGCAACGACACGCTGTTCCTGTCCCAAGCCACTGTTCCCGGTCAGGAAGTCACCGGCGAAATAAAGGTGTATCACACCGAGGGCGCTAACAAGGATTTCCGTATCGTGCTCCGCATCCCCGGTGTGAACCCGAATACGCAGAACGTCGCGTCGGTGCAAGTGTCGGTGCCGACAGCGACATGGACCCTGCTAACAGCGACCGGGATAGCGACGACGACAACCACTGAACTTGAACTCCGCTATGACGAGACGGGAGCACCGGCGAGCAACATCTATGTCGATACCGCAGATTTCTACACGGGGCAGGCACCAGCAACTATCGGTGACATCATGCTTCAACTGTTGGCAGATGCGCAGACAGACCACGTTGGGGAAGCAGGCGACCTTGCACGCGCCACGTTGCTGTGGTTGAAAGCAGACTTCACCGCATCGTTGGATTCGGCAGGGAATGCGTGGCGCGCTTCTGAGTCGTTGACGATCGTGCGCGGCAAGACGTATGGCAAGGTGCTGAGTGACGACTTTGCGAAACTCGGATACGAATATCGGGTGAAACCGAACCCGTCATACCCTGGCGACAGTGAGTCTCACATTCTCCAAGTCTTCAACCCAGCCGACCTGACAACGAGGGTGGGTGGCGCATCAAACGATCTTGTCGGTTCGGTCGGGTTCTCCGGCGGTTCGGTTGTGAAGGGTCCTGTGGTGAAGACACCGAAATCTCGGACCGTAACACTCGCGGAGGGTGACGCCTTGCAGTTCGCGGTAGCGAAAGACGCAGCCGGTGTAACAGCGTGGGGTGCCCGTGAACTGTACCTTGCGGAATCCGGGATACTTGATTCGTCCAGTTTGGCTCAGGTAGCAGCAACCGCCCTCACTGAACGAGGCGCAGCAATCACCGCGACAAGTTTGACGATCGTCGATGACGACCTGTTCTCCCCGTTCATCGACTTCGAGCCGGGTGATTGGGTGCGTGGCGAGCTGCCACCAGACTTGGCGCGTGGGAATCATCGCGTTGTCGCCGTCACAGGTGTAATCGCGGAAGGCAACTCCGTCTTCGACATCGATGTCGGGGCGCACGTGTTCGTCGGGGCGTCAGGGATGAACGAAGCTGTCACGAGGCTCCTCTCCAAGTTTGACGGTATTGAGGCACCTATCGCAGCGGCAGCAGTAGCGGATTCCTTCCCTGATGTGTTCACGGGACCGATAGAAGTCACCTACCTGGTTGCGGCGTCAGACGCGAGGGCTGAGATCAGAGCGTTGGCAGATTTTGTGTGTTCCGGCACAGATGACGATGTGGAGATCCAGGCCGCGATAGACGCAGCAGAAGCAGCAACGGCAGGTGTCGGTCGTGTAGTTTTGACTGAAGGGGCGTTTGCTTGCACATCGCCTGTGCTGGTAGGTATCAGCGGTGGCTGTGTACTACGAGGACAAGGCATCGACGTCACTGTCCTGACGTTCACCATGCCAGGCGGGTCAGGTACAGGAGCTTTGAGGCTCGACTCGGCAACATATGCCGCTGCCGAAGAGCTGTCTGTCATTGTGGTCGATGCCGGTTCTGCGAACTATGCGGTGAGACACAACGCCTCAGGCGGCGGACATTTAACCAACGTGTCTGCGAAGATGGAAGATTCGACACGGTTCGGAGCGTTCAGCATCTCAGGCACCGACATCACCTGTAAAGGGCTGCGTGTACCGAACGGCAACCAAGGATACGGTATCGAGACCTCCGGTGCGCATCTCGATTTGGACGACTGTATAGTGGCGGGAACATCAATCGTGGGCGGAGCGGTGCAGGGCGAAGCGTTCTACGGATCGTCGGGCGGGCCGGTGACGATCAAGGGCTGCAAAGCGAAATCCACTGTGGACGGTGACGGGTTCGTAACGTTCGGCTTCAACTACATCTACATCAGTTGTGTGTCGGAAACGTTGTCAGGTCACGGGTTCCTGATAGGCGGCAGCGACAACATTGTGATTGGCTGTGTATCGAGGGACTCAAACCCGGACGGTATCAACATCGAAGGCGACCGCTGTGTCATTGTGGGAAACAGGATACAGGACGCCACTGATGACGGTATAGAGATCACAGCCTCGGCAAACGAGACGATGCTAGGTTCCAATCTGATCACGGGTTCTGGCGGCAGCGACATTGTGGACGGTGGCACGAACACTGAAACTACGGACTGGTTGGCGAACCCGTTCTTTAACGGCACATTCCTTGAGACACAATCGGTCACCATTTCGGAAGCTGGCGGGACAGTCACCATGTCATTGGAGAAATCCGGTGGCGGTGAACTGACAATGCGATTCTCAGACGGCCAAACGAACCTTGACACCGACCCGGCGTTGACGATCGCATTAACGACTGGCAGCGACGCAGCACCAACAACGAACTACATCTACATCTTGCAATCTGACAAGATTCTCACGAAATCCACATCTGGCTGGCCCGCTGCGGAACACATCAAGGTCGCGTTCTTCTTCGTACCGACCGCTGTCTTCGTCGCAGCGAACGGTGTCGTGATACACCAGGACTGGACAGACCACGCGGCCGGTACAGACGACCAGGGCCACCTGACACATATCGTTGAACATATCCGCTCCTCACCTGCTGTGTGGAATAAGGGGCTTGAAGGTGCTGGGACATCGGACTACCTGACGCTTGCCGGCACGACTGTCGATTTGAAGATCGCCGCAGGGGTCGTATATCAGTTGCATAAACATGCGGTCCCAGCGTTCGACACGTCCGGTGGGGATGTGGTGCTGGTCAAGAACTGGTTCGGCGATCCGTACCACGACATCACGAACCTGTACGACATCGTCGACGACTCCACAGGTACGACGATCCCGAATAACCGGTACTTCAACATCGTTATTTGGGGTGTTGCTAACCAGACGGGTGGGTACTCACCGACGATTATCAACCTGCCTTCCGATGTGTACACATCGCAGGCTGCTGCCGAGGCGGACCTGTCCGGGTTCGACGATTTCACTATGCCGCGCCAGTTCGTGCAGGACTCATCCACAGGATTCCTGATCTGCCGGTTGACGGTGCAGAAGAAGGCCGCTGCGTGGGAATACAAATCGACTACTGACCTTCGTGGTACCACGCCGCAGTCTGCAGCAGGGGGAGCAGCAGCAGTATCTACCACGTTCCTGGATAACCAGTGGGAAGTTGTGAACGTCGATGACATTACAAAGGCTGTCGACCTGGACGTGTCCGGGGTGTTGACAGGGACGACGAGGACATGGACTGTGCCGGACCTAGACGGAACAGTAACGATAGAGGGCGTGGTTCCCGTCAAAACGGATACTGGCGATCCAGGTTCACCAGTGGAGGGGCAGATATATGTGAACACGTTCGATAACAAGATACGTGTTTTCGCTGATGCGGCTTGGCGCGACCTCGCAACATGGTAAACACCGACACCGGACTGGTAGCAGGGTAGGATTCTGACATGACCGATGACCTGAGACTCGTTGAGGTGGAAACGAAGGTGGAACGTATCGTCGTCATCTTGGAAGGCGAACCTATCGTGAACATCGACGGTGACATCACCGGACGGCAAGGAGGCATGATGGCTCAGGGACTCAAATCTGCTGAAGCCCTCAAACGCATCGAGGCGCTCATGATTGTCTCGAAACCGTCGTGGAGCAGGAATCAGAAGCTTGCAGCATTCGGCATCGGTACTCCCGTCGTAGTCGGATTGCTGTCGTCGGCGTGGTCAACGGTGCGGACCGTAGCCATGTGGGTCGGGCAGCTCTGACATGGCCATACAACACACGGCCCTTCTCGGTCTGCCAGATGAGCTACGCGCCTACGGTCTGAACGTTGTCGCAATGGACGGTTGGGACACCGCGCAAGGCTTCTACCGTTGGACTTTCCCCGACGGATCAAAGTCGTATGACAATCCTCCGTCTGGTGTCCTATTCCACGGCACCGCTGGTTCCGTGTCACGCCCTGTGGTGCGCACCCGGCTCGGTGTGTGGTCGAAAGCGAACGCGTGGGTCGGGTTGGACAACGGCAACGGCGCACTCACCACCCATCCGATAGTCGGGTCAATCAACCGTCCCACCATCTACCTCACCGCCGCAGGGCCTGCACGCTACTCCGCTGGTCGTGGCTATCAGCCGGTCCTTGACATGATGCGCAACGACATTCGGCCACCACTCGACGCGGAAGGGTCAACGTTTCCGTGGCGATACGCAAACAAGCATGTGTTCAATGTGGAGAACACGCATCCCAACGACGGTTCCCTAATCGACGACGACGTGTTCGACCATCTGGTCGGATTGGGGGTTGTGCTGCATCAGATGTTCGGATGGACCGAACGCACCCTCGGACACCGCACTTGGACTAGGCGTAAACCGGTTGACCCGTGGTTCACACCCGGTGGACTGGTACAGTTGCAAGACGACATACAGACAGAACTCGGAGGAAACATGAACCTTGAACGGTGGGCCACACGCCTACGACATCCGAACCGAGACAACACAGGTGCAGACGACTTTCAACGAATGGTTGACGTGGGAATCCTCAAACAGAACGAGTACAAATATTGGATTACTGTGGCAACGAACAGTTCTGAGATGCAGGATTTGAGGGACGCAGTGACTGTACGCTCAGAGATTTGGGCAGGGAGAAACTAACATGTTCACAATCGTGTTTTGGAAAGAGACCGCTGACCGTGGAATCAAATCAGGGGCACAAGCCGTACTACTCGGCCTGGGGTTGGGTGAAGGCTTGAACGCTTTCGCTGTCGATTGGAAACTTGCGGCAGGATTCGCACTAGGCGGACTGTTCCTGTCAGTACTCACGTCGCTGATTTCGGCACCGTTCGGTGACCGCGGCAACCCGACCCTCATCGTCTAACCACATCCGTATCCGATAAGTGACCGTCGCGGAGCATCTTATATACGGTGCGTTTAATCGTTGACGGTTTCAGGTCGTGACGCAACCGGATCAGCAACACCAGTTCGCTGACAGACACAGGACGGTACGTTTCGGCATAGTCAGCTATCACTTCGATGATTGTGCCACGACGCTCCCTCAACCTTACCTTCGCCCGGTAACGGCGCTGATACTCGTTGTGCGCATCCTTGCAAGACCTGCACGGTTCCTCTCTGCGTTTGTTGTGCGAAGTGAACCCAGAGTAGGTTCCACATTCGGCGACACCCGGCGGGTTGATGCCACGGTCCCGGCGTCGTCGACGTTCGTAGGCTGCCACCGCGTCTTTGCAATCCTGGCAGCGCGGTTCGCCTTTCACATGGTGGGTGGTGTATCCCGAAATGGTGCCGCAGGTCACGCCCTGAACGCTGTTAGGCGCAGCCACCATATCAACAGTCGGAGCCTTCTAGGAATCGGATCGGGTACGACACGCAGATCACGCATCGTTGTTCTCCTCAAACAGCGGTTCAGAATCTGGCTCATGCATGGCCGTTCCGTCCGGTCCTGTCATGTCGGGGTAGCAGTACAAGGCAGTTCCCATCGTGTCAGACACGTTGTACCAATCCTCAGAACCTTGCTCCTGATAGATGTCGGCACCGCAGATGCATTCTTTGAGGTCACGTTTCATCATCATTCTCCTCGGTGAGAGCATCCAACAGGACAGAGAACTCAGGCCAATAGCCGTAGATGTCCCTTCTTTGATATTCGTTGCAAGCCTCCCATGCGTCTGCGATGGCCTGCAGACGGGAATCAGGTTCAACGAACATCTGCTCCATACCGCAGTTCTTGCAATCGGAATCAAAGGTTGCGACGTGATTGCCGTCATATGGGTTCTTGTCGCAATGCTCGGACTCTCGGTACTGGTCACTCATGGTTGCTCACCTCTCTCTGACATATACCCATCCCCGTCCCACACATCCATTTCACCAACCCGTACCACTTCACCAGGAGGTATCGTTGCTTGTCGCGTCGGTGACACATCTGGCCGTCCACGTTGAATCATCGGATTCACCGCATCAGGGCGTAGCCCCCACACCCGTCTGTCGTCACCCTCGTGGGCATTAGTGACGGCTTCCTCCAACCGGACAACATGAGCCTTCAAAGCACGAATCACATCGGCCTGCTGGTATGCGACGGCGACCGCAGCAGCCAACAGAATCAGTAGGGCGGCGATGATGACGGCAGCGATCATTCGTTGTTATCCTCGGTGAGAGCATCCAACAGGACAGCCAACTCAGGCCACCCATTGCGGAGACAGAAACGCCAACCAAGCATCTGACCGTCCGCATACCTATTGGCTCTATTCTCTGTGGCGCTGTTCCATGCGTTTGCGATGGCCTGCAAACGGCATATCGCATGAGTCGCGCAACCCCTAGCGCAATCGTTTTCAGTCTCAGGCCTGACAGGAACCAGGTAGCCATCAGGTGTGGCGTAACTGTGGTGCTGACTGGAATACCATCGCATCACACCATCAGGTAACGGTTGATGTTTGTTCTCTGTCAGGTCACGGTACTGCCCAAACTCGGGGTCATCCTCAACGATTCGGTAGCTTGGTTCAACTGTCATCGTTGTTCTCCCAACGTTCCTGCTCCCTGTTCCTCAACCCTGACAGTCGCAGTATCCAACATCCGGCGACAAACAACGGGACGACGATGAACGATACGAGGATGGGGGCAACGTAGCCGACATCGATCGACCAATTGATGGTCATTCGGTGTCCTCCCATTCTGTGACCTCACGCTCCTGCCGCCTGTATGGGGCTTCACGCTTGTAGAAATGGTCTTGACTCACCGTATCGGCATGATGGGTTAAGTCGATTAGCGATTGGATGGCCTTCTTCTTGTCGCGTTTCAGCCAGACGTGATTTGTGTGGAAGTTGCCGAGTCCTTTCTTGCCGAACAGGCGGCACACAATACGATGCTCTGTCTTGGTCATTTCGCTTTCGCATCCTTGAAGTACGCTGTCTGCAAAGCGTCGAACAGCTCGGCAATCGTGGATTGTGTCGTGAGGTCGGTGGTGTCTATGAGTTCCTCAATCGCGTTGCAGAGACGCGGATATGTGATCTTCTGCGGCTTCCTCGGCTTTGTGGTTGCTGGTGGCATCTTGGGTGGATTGGGTTTGGCAGGCTTGCTTGGCTGAGCTGTCTTTTTGTGACTCATTCTGCTCCTACTTTCATTGGGTAATGCAAATCGCATGTCTTCGTGTTGCACGGCCTCATCTGCGCATGTATCCGTGCAATAGCGTCGTTCCATGACAGCTTCTCACCGAACCGTTTCACAACATATTCGGACCATTCGATCGGTTCTGGCTGCGGCAGCGGTTTCCCTCTCGCCTCTGGTGTGCCTCGGTACATGTCCTCTCTCGCTGACTTGTGGCGCTCGTCGATAGCCCTCGATAGCAGCAGCGACGCGTTCGGTGGGAAGCTGTGGCCCTCCTCGTGGTAATGGTTCATCGCTGACCACACGTCAGACGCATCGAAATCTTTCAAATCCTCAAACATGACAATCGTGTCTTCACAGGTGTACTGGTTGTCGGGGTACCGTTTCGACACGAATCCGACAATGTCGTCCCAATCGGATGCGTTCATTCGGACTCCTTCAATGCAGCAATCGCAGCCCGAGAGCTTGCGCGTACCGCTGCCCGACGTACCTGTCTGGCCGATATCGGTTCGCGTGGTGTGGCAAGGTCTGCCCAATTCACGGCGATAGCGTTCGGTGTCATCGTCGCACCAGCCATATTCACCCGATACACCTGGGCCCGGCGCCACACTTCGTCAGGATGCGCCATGATCTCGGTGAGCATCTTCGCAGCGGCTTCGATGCGGCCCCACTGTGCTTTTGGGATCTCATCGACTTCCCAGCCCATCGCTACGACGAGAGCGTTCTTCATCGCCGTGTGGTACTCACCTTTGTTCAGTTCACGGATCTCTGGCGCGCTGTGCGCTAACTGATGGTTCTCTGACGGTTCTGATGGCTCTTGATGGTTTGGGGTGGCCCCACCGCGCGCCTTTCCTGACTGTGACGCGCGCCTATCTCCCGATTCTGCGCGCCTTTCCTTCCCGTCACGCGCGCCTTTCAACGCTTCAGAATGGCGCGCAATATGCGCGGCTAACCGTTCGAGTTCGATACGGAACTCGGCGCGTTGGCCTCGATGTCCACGCTTCACCTGGATCAACAAACCGTCCTTGATGAGCAGCTTCGTGACGCGGCGAACGTTGCCAGCAGAATCAGAAGTCTTGTCAGTCATCTTGTCCTCACCGGGATATACGGAAGTGCCGTCGTCGTTGGCGTGATCCGCATAGGCGAGGAGTGTCATTTTCTGGTTCTTTGGGAGGCCGGATTCCCACACCATTGACATGACTTTGACACTCATAATCGGTTCTGTCGCTGTAGCCATTCACGTCTGCATTCCAAACATCGTCTGCTGCCGTTGGCACGTCTACCTGTGGTTGCATCTGTGTACTCGTGGCCGTTACGGCAATGTGTCAACGCAAGCCGAACCAGCGCCGGATGCTTCCCGTTGGATCGATATACCGAGTTCTCGGTGTGTGTTGTGATATCGAGATGTGTGGGCTCACAGCACGGTGGGTTGTGGCAGAGGTGATCAACAACCATGTCATCTGGGATCGGGCCGTACGTTGCAGTTGCTACATATCGATGCGTATAGATGTTGTGGTACTGCCCATCAATTTTGACACTGATCCGGCCATATCCCGCTGGAAGTCTTGATCCAAGCCAAAGGAGACATCCCGCATTTGTAGGAGGGGAGAGCCGCGAGCTAATTCGCTGAGTGAGTGTATCAGTGATCTCTATGGGGAGCCGGTTGGCGGTGGTTCGTTTCATCCGTGCTACGCTTCCTGATAGGTGATGTAGTTGTCATCCATAGTAGCAGGGTCCGTCGTGGCAGGGAAACCCCACGGCGGACTCAGTTCACCCACGACGCAGCCTCATCAACTCCATCACCAACAGACGGAGCTCGCGACGCTTGAACGGGGAACGACCGTCGTACAAGTCGTGGTGAAATCGATCCAGCATCCACACATTCTCCAACGTGTCCTCGCCGCCAGAACCCAACGGGATGATGTGAGACATCTCCAACGGGCCCCGTGTAGGTGATGCCGGCATGTCGCAGCTCGGCCATTCGCAGCGGTAGTCGGCTCGGATGATTGCCTCGGCACGCAACACGGAACGGATACTCATGACAAGAAGCCACCGATGAAACGGGTATATGCCGGTGGGATAGCCTCGTTCACTTCTTTCATCGTCACCCACGCCATCCCCATCAGCGCACGACGCACATCAGCCTTCGGTGTGTACCCGCCGCGTTGTGTCCGTCCGTCGCGGAGAGTGCGTTTCCTGTCGTTGCCGCCGCCACCGTAGACGCCCGCGATGCTTCCACGATGCAGGGCGCATGTGTCGGGTGGTGTCAGAATCGGGAACGACATTTCAAACAATCGATGACGGCGGAGGTGCATCACCCTGCCCATATCGGGATCGTACGCGGAGAGTCCGAACATGGATCCGCACAGAATCGCGGGTTCAATTAGTGGAGCGCCGGGGACGTTCTCGATGACGTGCGGGAGATGTCCGATGAGGTTACGGACGGCTGGGATGAGATCTGGGTAGCGTCCGTCGCGGAGTACCGGGAACGCTCGACCGGCGATCGAATACGCCTGGCATGGCGGCGACGCATGAATCAGATCGAAGCTTGAAAGATCGACGGGAGGAGTGAGCGCGTCGGCCTGTATGAATTCGAATGGGTAGTTGGGTTGAGCCTGGTTGTCAATCCCGACTATCTGCGCCGAAGGCAGCGCCTGATGATAGCCCATCGCTGCACCGCCGGCACCGCAGAACAAATCGAGAATCCTCATCGCAGTATCCATCGTATGATCTGATACGCCCCGATCCACCAAGGGATTGACAGCGTCACAGACAGTACGACGCCTCTCAGCCCGATAGGTGGCTGTGTGACGGGTGTCACATCCGGACGTAGCCGCTTCGATACGAGGCTGACCATGATTTCGCTGTCGGGAGTTGGCTGGTGCGGGCCGTCGTGCTCATCGGGCAGTAGGCACACGGCGTCACCCATATCGAACCAGCATCCTAATTCGAGGTCACTCATGGTTGCTCACCATTGCCCGTTCCGTATGCGGCATCAAAGGCTTCCCAATCCGGTTGCCACTCCCACACCAGAGTACAGAACGGCAATTCGATACCGAACCATCCATAATCGTGCATCGAACGACGGTTCCAAAACACACCAATGCCGAACGACTGGGCTTTACGGAACTCAAACGTCAGGTCCCTCATGGTTGCTCACCCAACGCAGCAGCGAACAAATTTGCCAACTGGGTGCCGTCAGGCAATGACACGTTCTCCATCTCATCTACTGCCCACTCAAACAAAGCAGCAGACATCATTTCCCAATCGGTCGAGTCGATGATCTCCTGACGAGTCTGCAACCGTTCGCTACCGTATTCATGGGTGATGTGTTGAACGATTCTCCAATCATCCAAAGACAGAACAAACCTATCACCCTCAAAGGTGGCGTGAACATTCAACGCTTCTTCTCTTGTCGGTAGGTCACTCATCGCTGCCCCCAAAAGCCCAAACTTCGACCAGCCAATAGACAACTCCAACGAGAATAACAACCCCTGCAACCAGCGACGCTGAGTACATCCAACCGTGCTCAACTGCTTTCCTGACGAGCAGAACGACAACGGCGAACACCACGACGGCCATCGTCAACAGGAAGCCGCATCCAATCAAGATGTTCATTCGTTCCGTATTCACTTGTCGCTCACCCATCGTCGTTCTCCTCGTTGAACATCTCTTCGATGTTGGATATGATCGCATCCACATCCGTCTGATTCCTCGGCTCCCCACCATACGACGCGATGACCTGAGCAACGATCTTCTTCGTCTCTGCAATCCGGTCCTCTTCGGTGCCAGTCGTGTGTATCCATGCTGCGTCTTTGATCTTCTTCATCCGCTTCTCAGCCAACGAAGGCGGTTTGTCCTCAGGCTGCTCATACTGGTTGTTGTCACTGTCAGCCACATCGACAGGGATGCAGAACGTTTGAAACGCCATGTACTTGTACGCATTCGACTGTGCCTTCTGAGCAGCCTTGTCGCCACGATCCCTACCTTCACCGACAAACGTCGCGACGATCGTCTCACCAGCAACGTTTCCGATCAGATAATCGATGGTGAGCAGCACTCCGTCTTGTATAGGCAGTACAGCCTGCACCTGGGGTGTGATCGTGACTCCACATTCGATGAGTGCCGGATGCAGCGCATCAAGCACATCGTCGATGCCACGAAACTGGTATGAGAAGTTCTGGCCGGACTGCGTCTTGATGTCTGCTCGCTTGTCCTTCCCGATGGCACCGATCGCTGCCGACACTTTCAGAATGGATTGGTGGATAGTCTCTGTCATGGTTCCTCCTGTTGCTGGTCAGTCGGGCCGAACATCTCCTCCGTTGTAACGGACATAGACGACGCCTTCACGCTGTACGATGTCGCAGAGAAGCTTCGCTAGCGAATAGGCAATGCGATTAGTTGTGCCGCTAGTAACCCCTTGGATTTCAAGTTCGAACCATTCATGCGGATTTTCAACGGCGTCTTTCGCCAATGCAGCGTACGCGCTGGGGCTAGTTTTGGTTTTGGTTAACGGTGGTCCTTGGCTTTTCATTCTTCCTCCTGTTGCCGGTTCCTGTCATTATAACCTCATGGTAGGACAGATTGCTACCCCAACCTCAACTGGCCGGGTTCTGCGATCAGCCGATACTCAATCTGCCACGTCTCATGGGCATGATTAGCGTCTTGGCATTGGTGTTTAGAGTCAATCACCCAACCGAGTTTGCGGAGATCCCCGACACGGTTCCTAGCTGCCGGCATGTTCGCTGCAAGAAACGATGTGGCGCAGACGGCGCGTCTTGTGCGGAGCATCTGTTTGACACGTTCCGTGTGCGTCATCAGATCTTCAACTCTGTCTGCGCCGCCAGCAGGACACCGATCATTAGGAGTGTGAGGATGATGGTGATGAGGATCAGACTCTTCGCATCGTCGCTCATGATGCCTCTCCCTTGACCGGTACCCGTTTCATCCCCGACTGGTACGTGTACTCACCAATCATGGCACCATCCGTCCCAGCATCATCATTGATCTCCTGATATTCGATACGCAGAGGAACCCGCTGATCCGACAGTAGCCGTTTCAACTGTGTGAACCGCCACGTCAAGCGGACAGCATCAACGTCCATCGCCAACCGGAGTGCCTGTAGGATCGTGCCGTCCGCACCGGCCAACCCGGCAAGGATCGCAGGCGAGTTGTACGACCTGTCTGTCTTGTATGTCGGAACCAGCTCGTACTGTTTGCCGACAGCTACAGGCGTTCCACGGTCGTACGGGTTCACACGCTCACTTCTGTCGTGGTTGTGGATGGGTTCCATCTCGTCCGCTGCTACTTGTTCCCAGCTGCGTCGTGTCTCGCCGAGTAGCACCTCGATTTCCCTGGTGAGTCCGCAGGCGTCCGCGATGCCGGCATCCGACGGTGCGAGCCTGGACAGTTCGGAGGCGTGTTTCCTAATGAGCCTGATTTTGCGCATGATCGTGTAGTCGTCTGTTGCTGTCATGTGTTGCTCTTTCTGTTGTCGTACCGTTTCACTCGCTGCGAATCCCATTCGACGATCGTGGACTTCTCCCAAAGCTTCGTGCGACCGTCCACAACCACATCCGGCTCCGGCAGGTCGCCACGGGCACGCATCACTTTCACCGTACCCGGTGTCAATCCGATCAGGTGGGCAACACCTGCAATCCCGATCAGGTCATTGTTCATTGATTCTCTCCATCTGCCACGCAGCCAACCTGAGCGCCAAATCATGCGAATGCGTCTGGGTGGTGATGCCGTGCGCTTCACCGAACGGACAGTCACAACGACTACCTGCAGGTGTGACGGCGACAGTCCAACGTGAGGTGCCGTCCACAAATCCGGAAGCGGTAACGATTGCGCCACTGGCCTTGTCAACGGTGTACACGTCGAGATGTACTTTCCCGGCGTTCACATAGTCGGCGGCTTTCCGCTCAACCTTGTTCATCGCTGTCCTTCCGAATCACGATACGGAGCGTGTTCGTCAACCCGTCATCGGACCATTCACCAAGTTCGACCGAGGCCACTGGCAGTCTCTTTACAAGCGTTGACGCGAACTCCTCTATCTCCTGTTGTGCGTCTTGCAGGTTGTCGGCGTTCAGCTTCATTTTCATCGCTGGCCTGCGCATTCCTTGTCGAGGTCATGGTTGGATAGCCACCAGCCACCCAAATTGTTGACATGCACTGTTACTTGTCGGTGACAGTCGACACACCAGAGTGCCGAATTGTTGGTGAGCATCGTGAGGTAGGTGATGGTGTGGCCGTACCGTTCCCACCGTTCTTGCAATCCTTCCTCGATAGTTGTGGCGTCAAGAGTCATCGTTCCTCCTCGGTGAGAGCATCCAACAAGTCACGCAACTCGGGAGCGCCCTCACACCATTTGGTTACGGCCGCCTCGACATGTGTGATATGCCGATCGATCATGTCGTGTTCGCATCTTGGTGCGTCTGCGATGGCCTGCAGACGGGAATCAGGGATCAGACGAACATGGTGATTCTGTAGTCGACTAAGCGCAACATCGCATTCGACGCAATCCTGCTCTTTGTCGATTCGGTAGCTTGGTTCAACTGTCATCGTGTGCCTGCACATTCGTCACACACAGCCAACAACTCCGCCGGTGTGTTGTACGTTTCGGGGTATTCGATGCCTTCCCGTGTCGTAGGCTTGTCTTCGCACAAGTCGCAGAGGTAGTCGTCGGACGGTTCAATAGCGTGTTCGGTGCCACGGATGACGGTTCTCATGAGTCCTCATTTTCGGGTGGGCCGCAGGTGCATCGCGTGGAGTCTCCGCTGTAGCCGGATTGCAGTACGGAGTCACACTCGCGACAGCCCTTGATACTCCGTGGCTTCGGCGGTGCGGCTGCTTCGGCTAGGAGTGTGCGTAGATGCTCCAACTCCAATGCATGTACGGAGCGTTCACGGTTGGAGCGTGTCCGGTAGCCTCCGAACGCTATGACGGCTTCGTGGAGTGAGTCCATCACGGCGGTGTATTCGGTGTCGGTGAGGGTAAACGTCAATGTCATGGTGTTCCTCTTGTTGCTGGTTGCTGTGTCCATACCCACAGTATATACCTACAGGTTAGCATCTGTCAAGCTCATTCAGGATTCTGCTACGATTATGCCCTGCCCCTGTTGCTGGGGTCAATGTCGTCATAGCCTGAAACATTCTACGGGGCGGTCTGTGGGTCGTACCGAGACCGTCACTTACCTACGGGTATTCGGGTGCATCCGGTTCGGAGACCGTAGACTCCTTATCGGGCGACAGATTGGAGGTACGACACTCATGTTCAACTATTTCGGATCGAAGTTCCTGCTCGCCAAGACGTATCAGACACCAAAGCACGATGTGATTGTTGAACCGTTCGCAGGCTCGGCACAGTACGCCATGTATTGGATGCGTCAACGCAGCGACATCACATGCATCCTATACGACACCGATCCGATGGTGATCAAGTCATGGAACCGGATGCTTGCAGCTACACCAGACGAAATCGTGCGATGGGAAATGCAGGTCGGAGACCCAATCAACGACTACATCGACAAAGCCAACTATGGCGGGCACAACAAGATCGCGAACGACCGCATCGTCGCGAACTTCTACTCAGCAAAGTACCGGTGGGCTAGGACACGAGCAGCAACAGACGGACGAGTGGTCGTCATCGAAGGCGACTACACGCAAGCGCCAGATATCGAAGCGTCATGGTTCGTTGACCCTCCATATCAGCATCAGGGCCATCACTACGAGGCTGGTAACGATGCCATCAACTATACGGCCCTGTCTGATTGGTGCCAGACACGCAAGGGACAAGTAATCGTCTGCGAGGCCTCGCCGGGCGATTGGTTGCCATTCCGACATCATCGCATACAGAACACGAATCTAAGGAACACGGGGTCACAGGAGCTCGTCTGGTACTCGCATCCAGAACCGACACTACTCGATCTGATAAGCTGACCTGATGACGAAATACACTGACGATCAGAGACGCAACGCCGTCAACCTCTACATCCAACACGGCACCGCCGAAGCATCCAGACGATCCGGCATCTCCACAAGGTCCATCAAACGATGGGCGAAAGACTCCGATGTCGTGGCCCAGGCCAGAACCAAAACGGATACTGCACGAGCCGAGCTCGCACGTCGGAACGCGGAACGCAGGGAGCGCATCAAGACGCAACTGTTGGAGAAGATTGAGGACCTGTTGGGTCGCATGAATCTGCCGCATGTCGATTTCAAGGGCAAAGATGCTCAGATGGTGACATATCCGGTTGCGACATCGGGCGATGTGAAAAACTATGCGGTGTCTGTCGCTGTGCTGATTGACAAGTACCGGTTGGAGATGGGCGAGTCCACATTGAGGGCTGAGATCACATATCAGCAGGCTACAGATCGGCTGGATCAGGAGTTCGCGGAGGTAGTGGAGGAATATGAGGCGTTGGAAGCCGAGGAGAAGGCTGAGGAGAATGAGTGACCAAACGACAACCGATTTCCCGATCCGTCTTCGTTGCACATGCGGACCCGAACATACGACTGGCTCAGCACTCGTCTATGCCGAGCAAGTGGTGATCGGCAATCTGAACGGTTCGACGCGACCACATCCGATTGATCGTTGCATAGCATTTGAGATCATGTGGCTCAACGAGCGCGGCATCGTAACGGTGGGTTCGTGTTGCGGTCACAACACACAGCCGCCGCTGATATCTACCGATCCGGATCAGGGTGTGGCGATGGTGACGTTGGGTTATGTGCAGTCAACGTTTCATCGTGACGATGCTGGTGGCCGTTGGTGGATAGGATGGGAGTCTCGCAGCCTGATTACGGAATCGGATGAGGCATGCTTTGTTCTTGCTGGTACAGGTCTAGAGGCAGACTTATGAGACGCACACCGGTGCAGCAGGCGAAAGATCACCAGTGTGAAGCTGCTGTGAAACGTGAAGGCTTGTATCAGTTGGTGATGCACACCGACACACTGGTAGCAATCTTGAACGGTACACCGACTGGTGACAAGCATCCGGGCGTGTTTGACCGTATCACCGAAGCGGACTTGCCGATCGGTGTGTTGAAGCTGCATGGCGCATCCATCTGCTTGGATGATCGTGTCCTGGTTGGTGCGGTGAACCGTCGACCATGCTGACCGCTGAGCAGCGTGTCACGGAGAAACGTCGACGCACGGCCGAGGTCCGCGCAAAGATCGATTCATGGTGGTGGGACCGCAAAGCGTATCCGCATCAGATCCCACCCGAAGGCGACTGGTTTTTCTGGCTCCTCGAAGAGGGTCGGGGTGCAGGGAAATCCGCTGGCGGTGCGCAGTATGTGGCAAAGCATTTGAACGGGCCGCCATGCTTCTCTCCTGAAGTGCCCCACAGGGTCGCACTCATAGCACCCACATTGGGTGATGCCATCGAGTCTGCGGTCACCGACGACGACGCACTTGTGAGGCTGCATCCAGACGCGAAATTCTCTATGTCTGCTGGTGGGTCGACTGTGTTGTGGCCGAACGGTTCCCAAGTGCGACTATTCGGGACACTCAACCGGCAAGACATTGAACGGCTGAGGGCTGGAGGAAACCGCTGCTTGGTGTGGGCCGAGGAGTTGGCGACGTGGCGACAGTTGGATGAGGCGTGGAAACATATGATGCTCGGTTTGCGTATCGGACCTCATCCGCGTGTGATTGCGACGACGACACCGAAACCTAGGCCTGAATATGTGAAGGTGCGTTTGCAAGCGGATCACATTACGACCGCTGAGACTGACGACAATCCGAACCTCAACCCCGAGCATCGCAAGAGGCTGTATGACCTGTATGAGGGTACGTCGATCGGTGAGCAGGAGCTGAAGGGGAAACTGATTGAGGAGGCTGACGGCGCGATCTGGACGATGGCACTCGTTACGAAGGCACAGAACTATGACTTGCTGAAACCTGACGATGAGGATGCGACGATTGTGGACGGTCAAGACATCGGGCATCTCAGCCGTGTCGTGGTCGCTGTTGACCCTCCCGGCGGTGCCACAGAAGCAGGGATCGTCATCGCAGGGACGTTGAGCGACTGCCCATGTAAAGGACCAAACCTGCCGCACTTCGCAGTCCTCGAAGATGTGTCAGGGAAGCTGTCGCCAAACAAGTGGGGCAACCGTTCTGTTGATGCGTACAGGAAATGGTCAGCTGATCGCATCGTCGCTGAGTCGAACTTCGGTGGTGACATGGTCGAATCGAATATTCGCAACATCGATCCTGATGTGCCGTACAAGAATGTGCGCGCCACCCGTGGGAAACAGGTGCGGGCCGAACCGGTCTTCGCACTGTATGAACGCGGACGTGTCCATCACGTTAAGGCATTCGGAGCAATGGAGGGTGAGATGGTAACGTGGATTCCCGGCGAATCGGAGTGGTCACCGAACCGCCTGGATGCGTTGGTGTGGGCTATCACGGAGCTGTCGAAGAGGAAAGAATTCACATGGGGATGAGCTGGGCTGAGCCGATACGCAGAGCACTAGACATTGTGCCGTTCATACCCGACTGTGAATGGTTCCTACGCGACCCCGTCTTTGCTGGAATTGTAGATGACGGCTCTTACGGAGACGGTCGGAGTTTCAGTGACACAGCATCAGCGTGGTATCCGCCTGCTATGCGTGGTCCCGCCGATCGGCAATTGATGACGATAATGCTACCGGAACCTCCTGAAGGTAATCCGTATGTCGGTGGGCGACAGTATGACATTGACACGATTGTTCACGAGCTCGGCCATGTCGCGGATTGGATGACAGGTTTCGATCGGATATGCATTCCCATCGGTCAGTATGCCGCGATGGACCTACACGAAGGGTTCGCTGAAGCGTTCACGGCATGGCTCATACCTGATTACGTCGACCGATGGGGGCACATTGATCTCGATGAGGATGACTTTGCATGGTTCGAAGCAAATCTCAGGTAGCACAGAAACCGGACAGTCGCCTGTTACCGTACACGACACCTGATTGGAGTGGATGTTGAACCCTGTCAAAGAATTCATGACCGGCGTAGCATTGAAAGCAGCCGGTGTGAACGACCTTCCGTTCCCCACCCAACCTAGTGGCCTGTTCAGGTTTCTCCCGAATCAGAAGATCCTCAACTTTCGCAAAATCGGTGACGGCCTCACCAACTCGGCAGTGTCCGCAGTTATTAGGTCGATGGGTCGGGCGTATGGTGAACCCACGATGCGCGAGTATGAGCGTGTCGACGGGCAGGACCGTATCGTCGAGGATTCCGAAGTGACTGCCCTGATCGCGAACCCGAATCCGCATATGGAACCCGAAATGGTGTGGTTGTATGCTGTCGCCGCAATCTCTACTACAGGGGCAGGCTATCTGCACAAGGTCCGCAACCTGATGGGTGACATTATCCAACTGTGGCCCCTCTACCCGGAGTTTGTGACACCGGTCACACCACAAGACGGCTCCGAATTCCTTAGTGGCTGGAAGTACACGCCACCCGGCGGACAGCAGCACGACGTACCGGCCGAAGACATGATCCAACTTAGGTGGGAGATGGCCCGTCACGACTTCCGTCTCGGTCACGCACCCTTGCAGGACGTACTGTTGGAAGTGTTGCAGGATCATGAGGCGGCAGAATTCTCTACAGCACTGTTGACGAATCTGGGTGTGCCTGGTGTTGTGCTGTCACCGAAAGACCCGGACGACCGTATCTCCGATCCGAAGCAGGTGGCCGCGGATTTCCAATCCAAGTTTACGGGCACGAAGAGGGGTGAACCGTTCGTGGGTGGCGCTGCGTTGAATGTGGAGACGGTGTCGTTTTCGCCGAAAGACATGGACCTGACTGCGCTGCGTAGGGTGCCGGAGGAACGCATCAGTGCCGTGTTGGGTTGGCCAGCTATCCTCGCTGGCTTGGGTGCAGGTTTGACCGCGACGTCTGGTCGTGGCGAATCATCCACGTTGAGGGAGGACGCTATCGAGTCGACTCTGATCCCGTTGTGGAAACTCGCCGGCAGGCAACTCACCCGACAGTTGCTTCATGATGAGAAGTCGTTCGGACCGCCGAAACTGAACCACAGTCTCCAAATGGATCTGACCCAGGTGCGGGCGTTGAAGAAGGATGAGAAGGACGAGGTGGACAAGATCGACACCGCAGTCACGGGCGGCTGGGCGACAGTCGGTGAAGCTAGGACGCTGATCGGGCTTCCTGTTCAACCATCGCATGACGTGTTCTTGCGCAACATTTCGACGTTCCCTGTCGGAGAGGCTGAAGACCCGACTGTCATAGCTGATGGCGAACCTTCAAGCTAGACGCCAAGTCAGAGCCCGCCTGGATCGTGCTATCGCCGCGGCGTTTGAGCAACCCATCAGGCGTGTGTTGAAGGCGGAACGGCAAGCTATTCTGCGTGCCACCGCCACCTCTGACACACCGGCAGCATGGATTCAGGCTGCTACAGGTGCGGTGAAAGACTCAACATGGGTAGCGACGTATGTGATGTTGTGGCTGTCGAAACCGATTCTTGACCTGTGGGATGCGCAGCAGGCGTCGTTGGGTACACCCGATATCAGGATGAATCCGGCAGTGCGGAAACGCCTCACCGTCATAGCGACTGCACACGGCAGGGAAGCGGCAGAGAATCAGCGGTCGATTCTTGTCACGTTGGGTACACCGAAGGACCGCAAATTCAGGTCTACGATGCGCCGCCAGTTGAACGCCCTCTACGTCGAACAGGTCGCGAACCGTGCTTCTCATCTGGCGTTTGTGGAAGCGTTGCAGGCATCAGAAACGGTCCGCTACGAAGCGTCGCGCTTGTCGTCGGAGACTGCCCTGTATCGGATGCGGAAAGTGTGGTTCACGCAAGGCGACCACCTTGTACGACCAACGCATCAGAAAGCGAACGGCACATCCCGCTTTGTGAACCATCAAGGATGGGGCGGGAGGCCCGGCAAATTCCTTGTCGGCGGGGCCCTATTGAAACATCCCCGTGACCCGGCTGGGCCGCCGAAGGAAGTCATCTCGTGTCGTTGTTTCATGGAGTACAGACGCGTAAGGCAGCAGCAGGCACAGCCGCGGACACCGACACGGTTCCCCCGATAGATGGCCGCGTCGGTAATGATGATGTGCTATGCTCAGAGTAGCGACCCACCAAGGAGAGTACGACCATGAGCCTGCAACGATATTGCTTCGGACACAAACAAGTTGTCGAAAAGCGACATGTAGCTCTTCACACAAACTGTGATGTAGGTGACGCATTCATCGCTCGTGCTGGAACGGGTGATGTTCTGATGACTGAGGCGCAGTGGATCGCCCTCAGCCGTGAACTCATCAGGGATGACAAGATAACCCGACTCGTTGCCGACGCAATGGGTGACCCTGAGAAAGAAGTCCCGTTCAGAGGAATCCTCAACATTGAGGAGGACCGATGACAGTTGAACCAGGCTGGCGAATCAGCTCCGAACACACACGGGACATGGGACCGCCCCCCACTATCGCTGTTGAGATACATGACGACTTCCTATCGGACCTGAAGTTCGCTGGCGTGCTGGTTCCTGATATCCGTCTGGAGGCCATCACAGACGCATGGAACGCAACCGATGCCATAGCAAAACGGGAGTGCTTTGTAACGCCTAGATTGGCTGCCCTGTTGGATGCTCTCACCAAGGAAAACACCGCACCAATTTTGGACGGGAATCATCCATGCGAACAGATAGACCCGTACTGCGCCTTGTGCCATGACGACACGGATGCTTGTTGCGCTCTCACCGAGGAGAACAACGATGACTCGCTATAAGGTTGGTGATCGGGTAAAGCTGAACGCCGAGTATCTGAAGCCCTACACCGGAACTGTAACGCAGGTGCAAACCTTTAAGGATGGGTCACCAACGGAATACGGAGTGCAACTTGATGGAGGAAGATTGGGTTATGGATGGCTCGCCCAAGAATTATCCGAGGAGAACAACGATGAGTGAAGTACTGGCAACTATCAATCTCACTGCCTTGCTTGTCGGATTTGCTGTTCTGAACGTGGTTCTGTGGAAGGCCAGGAAAGAGGCTGAGGAACTAGTCAAGGCAGCGGAGAAGCTGGACAAACTGGTCATGCTCTCATTGACGAGCATAATGAACGATCCACAACGCGAGGAGACTAGATGCGACGATAGTCAGATTGTTTCACACTCCTGAGGAACGCCGCGATTCTTTCCCCCGAGGTCGTGGCGTTTCTCTATGCCGTCACATCGCGAATTACACGACTATGCTTTACAGGACCACTTGGAGGCTCCTGTGGAAACAGCAGAACTCGCGATCAAAGGATTCGTCCCAACCGAATTCAAGTTTGACGACGCCGAAGGCACCGTCACCGCAGTGTTTGCACGTTTCAATGTGAAAGACGCTGACGGTGACGTGACATTGGCAGGCTACTTCGGGAAGCAGCATGTCGCGATTGCTGATTCGCATGACCGGTCGAAGATTGTTGGCCGTGGCACCATCACCGAACAGCTAGACGTCGCTGTGTTGACAGGCCGCTACTTCCTCGAAACGTCGAAAGGCAAAGAAGCCTACCTCACTACGAAGGCGATGGGTGACCTGCAGGAATGGTCATACGGGTACCGCATCCTTGAAGGCGGGGTACGCCTCGGCCAGGACAACGGTGAGGACGTACGGTTCCTGCAGCCGAAAGCCGACGGCACTGCGGGTGTCGATGTGCATGAAGTCTCAACAGTTTTGCGTGGCTCCGGTGTAGGCACCGGGACTACGTCTATCAAATCTGATGGCCTCCGATTCGTGGATCAGGCCGAGAAGGTGGCGCAGGCAGCAGAGTTGCTGTTCACCCGCGCCGAAGAAATCAAGCAGATGCGTGCAGAGAAAGGTTCCACACTGGGTGACGAAGCCTTGGCTCGTCTCGTAGTTGTGAAAACCCGACTCGAAAATGTGGCGACGATGCTCACCGACTTGACGTATGAGGCGCCAGTCGTTGACAACACGCTGCTGTTCCTGTCGGCTCGCCGCACTCTCGCAAGATCCATCGAATACAGCGGAGGATAAATCATGCCAGCGAAAACGCTGAAGAAAATGGTCGAAGAGATCAAGGAAAAGTCTGAGGAGATGGCGCAAGTCTTCGCCGAGGCCGGGCCCGATCTGGACTTCGACAAGGTCACCACGTTGAAGGGTGACGACATCAAATCCAATGAGGACAAAGTCAAATGGGTGCAGGAACGTGAGCAGGAACTCGCCGACCTGAACACCGCGATGGCTGAGCGTCTCGCGTTGGAGAAGACACGGGATCACAGTTCGGAGCTCATATCTGTGCTGGGGCTGTTGGATCAGCCGACGAACATGATCGCTGCCGCTGTCGAAGCGGCGAAGGGCGACAAGTCAGCGACTCCAGGGTTTTGGGAGTCGTTCACGAAGGCGTACAAGCCGGAGATGAAAGACTCAGAGTTTGAGCTCGACATCGACGCCAAGACGCTATTTGAGACGACAGCCGGCTGGGAGCCTGAGACGACCCGCACAGGTAGGGTCGTGGACGCTGTGACGAGGCCGATCCAGATCACGCAGGTGATCCCGACTTCGCCGACGAACCAGTCAGCGATCGTGTTCATGGAGGAAACGACGTACTCTCCTGCTGCCGCTGAGACGGCTGAGGGCGGGACGTTTCCCGAGGCGCAGTTCGAACTGACTGAACGGACATCGAACGTTCGGAAGATCACGCATTTCGTGCCTGCGACAGATGAGCAGCTGGAGGACGAAGCGTCCGCTGGCGGCTATCTGGATCGTCGGATGCGCTTCGGCGTGGAGCAGAGACTCGATCTACAGATCGTTCAAGGCGACGGCAACGCCCCGAACCTTGACGGCCTGATGGCGTTCTCCGGTATTCAAACATACGCCTTGGCTGGGGAACCAGCACTCGACGCGATCCACAAGGGCATCACCCTCGTGAACGTGACAGGCCGTGCCGTGGCATCAGCGATCCTGATCCACTCCAACGACTGGCAGGCGATCAGGCTTGTCCGTACAGCGGACGGGATCTACATTCTTGGTCCACCGACCGAGGTTGGGCCGCTGACACTGTGGGGTCTCCCCGTTGTCGTGAATGAAGTCATGACGGAGAACACTGCCATCGTCGGCGACTACGCGAACTTCATCGAGCTACGTATCAAGCGTGGCGTCACAGTGAAGGTGTCTGACTCCCATGACGATTTCTTCATCAAGGGGAAGCAGGCGATCCGTGCCGACATGCGTGTGGCACTACCCATCTACCGGGCGGCAGCGTTCTGCACCGTCACAGGCATATAGGAGGCTGATATGAGCATCATCTTTGGAGCCCTCCAAAGAGGGCAGTTCGTAAAGAATCCGGGTGTCGAGTACTACGTCGACGGCGACAACGGTGCCGACTCAGCTTCGGGGCTGTCGTGGACCGACGCGCTGTTGACTGTCCAGGCAGCGGTCGACAAGACAGTGTCCGGTCGTCACGACCGTGTCTATGTAGCGACTGCGTCAGGAGCGTATGACGAGAACGTGACAGTCACGTCGAAAGACTACGTGTCGATCATCGGTGTCGGACTCTCCGACTGGGGCCGCCCAGACATTTCACCCAGTACGGGTGTCGGTCTGGTCGTGTCACTGTCGCAGGGCTTCTACTCGGAACGGGTGTTCTACTTCTCAGCAGACGACAACGCTGTCGAAGTCGACTCGAACGGGTGGGGATTCGACGACTGCCGATTCCTGGCATCAGGCGGCGACGGTCTGTTCCTGAAAGGGAACGCCGACGACGACTCGTACGGCGCGGCTCAAGGCTTGGCGAACGAGTGCATGTTTTGGGAGAACTCGGGTGCCGGTGTCGAATTCCAGTACGCCTTGGCGCCGTCAGGTATCGCACCCTCGGATAACGAGTTCCGTGACTGCACATTCAAGGGCAACACCGGACCCGACTTCTTGTCGGCGACGGATGTGTCAGGTGGCAATTCAGGGCTGTTCCTGACCACCATCATCGCCGGCTGCCGGTTCCTAGACGTGGGCGGAGCCCATGTCTACATGGATCTGGATCAGGGCAACGGTAGCGACCTGGCAGTGAACCAGGCGCTCATCATCGGATGCTTTTTCGCTGATGAGGCGATCACAGGGACACAGATCGCGATCAGCGGCCAGCCGAACATGATGTTCGTAGGCAACTATGATGCTGTCGGCCTAGTTGACGGCTCCGGATTCAACAACTAGCGGAGCGCTTGAGGGGTTCCCCACACGGGGAGCCCCTGAGCGATAGGAGGAACAGATGAGCGACATTGTCGCTGCACAGGACCTGTACATGAACGCCGACCAGGACGAATGCGTCTCGCTGAAGTCGGGTGACGCCGCCTTCCTGCTGGTACGGAAAGGCCGTGTCGTGCCACGCACCCACACCAAGTTTGTGACACAGGCCGGCAATCCGAAGAAGGGCAAAAAGCAGAAGGAGCAGGACGCTCCAGTGGCGAAGGAACTTGTCGCTGACGAGGATAAGGGTGACGGCTGATGGCTATCGCACGTCTCCTATCTACTGCCGCGGAGACTGACAAGGTGCTTGTCGTCGCTCCCGGTGGAGGCAAACGCATCGAGATTTACGGTGTCGATATCAATGCTGACGACACTACCGTGGCATCGCTGTATGCCGATAACGGCACTACTTTGCTACATGTTCGTTACCTCATCTCAAACCAACGAGGACATCCTCTGCCGCCAGGTTCGCAGCCGTGGGACGTTCTGCCGGAGAACGAGAACCTGACACTCACATCGACAGGGGCAGTCAACATGTTCACGAAGATCATCTATCGGCTTGCTAACGTCTGAGGAGACAACCATGAAGAAACATGAACACGTATACGGGCCGACAGTCGCAAACACCGACGACGATGTCGAATATGAGGCGTGTGTCGAGTGCGGTTCGCGGGTAGCGAAGACCGTCCCGACAGAGTCACGGTGCCGCATCTGTGGAAAGAAGGAACAATAATGCGTCTTCCACCCGACAAGATGGGTATCAGAGACCGAATCACTACGGCAATGACGAAACGCCGCACCGTGAATTCGAAGATGCCGATCCGTGACAACGTGCATGTCGTCCTCACTGATGCTGACGGTGAGATCAAGTACGAGGAATGGGGTTCGAATCTGGTCACAGACTATGGCGACCAGTTCGTAGCTGAACGCGAATATCTGGACGCGACAGACATCATTACCGGTATGCGGCTCGGGACAGGTGCAACGGCTGCCGCGAAGGCGGGTGCTGGTGGCGCGATCGTCACCTACATTTCGGGTTCACAGGAGGCGTTGGATGCTGCCGCCACCGACTCGGACAAGGGTGCAGGTTCCGGTCACCGGACACAGTATGTGTGTACCTGGGTCGCTGCTGACGTGACGAACAGTGCCATCGCGGAGGTGGTGTTGACGAACGAAAACCCTATTACTGACGTGGCTGGTGCTCTTGGTAACACTCCTGCACGGTTCGTGTTTTCATCGACGATTGACAAGCAGGCTGGGGACGAACTCGTCGTGACATGGCAGCTGGATAAGCTCGGCGCGTAGCGAGGCGGTAACTGGTGGCTGCCGCGATAGTTCAACAGAATGCTGACGATTCGGGTGCGGGAACGTCGGACACATATTCCGTTACGCTCGGATCAGATACGGTTGCCGGCAACATGCTTGTCATCGTTGTGTCTTCGGATGCGACGGTGGCTACACCGTCCGGGTTCACCGTTGACCGTGAACAGGTCAACAACAACGGGCATTACACGTTTAGGAAAGCGACCGCTGACAGTGAATCGTCATGGACGATTGACCCTGGCGGGTCGTCGTCTACTGCGTGGTGGGTTGCCGAGATTTCAGGCCTTGACGCTTCGCCTGTCGATCAGGTGAACTCGGCCGGTAGCTCGTCACAGGTCGAGTCACGTTCAACAGAGTCGGTCACCACAACTGTTGACGAGACGTATCTGATCGGTTCTATCGGCGGGTCATCCACGGCTTCAGGTCGGCCTGCGCCAATAGATTCTTGGACGAATTCGTTCATACAGCAGGCAGATCAGCAAACCACGAAATCGTCCGGCACTGATGTGTCGATTGCTGTAGCTGTTCGTGCTGTGACTTCAACAGGGTCGTATTCGTCTACGGCTTCATGGTCTGGTGGCACTGCCGGTACAGGCATGATCGTTGCGTACAAGGTTGCAATTGGCGGCGATATTGCTGAAACTGTCACCGATGACATCGGCCTAACTGATGCAGCAACTCGTACTGTATCAGCAACCCGCACCGTTACTGATCCTGTCGGGGTCACAGATGTTGTGACGCCCGGTAAGACGATTCAGATAACGATCACCGATCCGATCAGTGTGGCTGATGTTGTGGCCCCAGTCAAGACGGTTGAACGCACTGTCACCGATCCTGTTGGGGTCACAGATCAGACAGCCGCAGCGAAAACGGTTCCGGTCACTGTCACAGATGATGTCGGTGTCACAGATGATGTGGCACGCACCGTGACTGCTGCACGCACCGTCGCCGATCCGGTTGGTGTGACCGATCAGACGAGCAGTGTGAAAGAAACGTCTCGTGTTGTCACTGATGACATCGGAGCCACCGATGTAGTTGCGGCAGCGAAGACGATCCCCCGTATCATCTCCGATCCGATAGGCATCGGCGATGATGTCGCACGTGTCGCCGATGCGAACCGCACCGTCACCGACCCTGTAGGCGTCATCGATACTGTGGCGGCAGCGAAAACGGTTCCCGTCACTGTCACCGATCCTGTTGGGGTTACGGATGTTGTGGCAATCACCCTTTCGATCAGTGTCACCGTCACCGATCCTGTCGGTGTAGGCGATGTGGTGTCGCGCACTGTGGACAGGCAGATAACGATCACCGATCCGATCAGTGTGGCTGATGTTGTGGCGGCAGTGAAAGACATAGCGCAAACCGTCACTGATCCTGTCGGCGTGACAGATGTGGTTGCGGATGTGAAAAGCGGTGACATCACCGTCACCATCACCGACCCGATAGGAGTCACCGACACTGTGGCTCGTGTGTTGGATGCTGCGCGAACTGTCGTCGACACGGTCGGGTTCACAGACCAGTTGACGACAGCCAAGACGATACCCGTAACTGTTGTTGACGACATCGGTGTCACCGATCAGACGACAGGTGCGAAGACGAGTGAACGCACCGTCACCGACCCGATCGGGATCGGAGACTCGACGACACGCACCGTATCGTATGTCCGTGTCGTCACGGATGCGGTGGGGCTCACCGACGGCACACAGACCGCTATCGGGTATGCACGCACCATCACTGACCCGATAGGGATCACTGACACTGTGGCGACGGCCACGACAGGAACCGGATTTTGGGAAGTAGATCCCGTATCGTTCACACCAGACGGAGTGACATATGTAGCCGCACCGATTGCG